GATATATATTATTTAATTAATAATAAAAACCCTCGTTATTAAATGAGGGTTTTTATTAATAAATACCTCTGGTTCATATTAAATTTGTATATTTATTTTTATTGATTGTTTAACACCGGATATTTATTCTTATTTCTCTTTCACTAATAAAAGGAATGATTATGAATAATACGGAAATAAACTATCTTGTTGATTTCATCTATCAGGATGATAGAATCACAAACGCTGAATTCCAGATGATTCGTGATGAAGCGGATAAACGCTTTGATGCCATTCTTGAATGTTACGGTAAAAACAATAGCTTATCTGCATTTCAAAAATCTGCAGATGTCACTGTACAATTAATGCAGGAAAGCTTTTTTATTCTGAAAAAGAAAGCTGAAACACCGGAACAGAAAGACGAAATCAAAGACGCATTCAATGCACAAATCAGTTATATCATCGCATGCTATAACCGTTTCTTTGATTCATTATAATTGAAACAAAATGAACTCTCTGTTCAGAGAGTTCATTATTCATCTGATAATTATTCAGTTATATTTTTTCGGGTAACAAATTCCAGTGCCGCTTCAATCACACGCAGATCTGCCCCGGCTTTATGGGCATTTTCACTCAGATGACGACGCCACTGACGCGCCCCCGGGATCCCCTGGAAAATCCCCAGCATATGGCGGGTGATATGGCCGAGATAAGTCCCTGTCGCCAGTTCCGCCTCAATATAAGGATACATCGCTTCCACCGCCGCGACCGTATCGGTCACCGGCAGTGCCGCATCAAACAGGGCATTATCCACCTGTGCCAGGATTGACGGATTCTGATATGCCTCACGCCCGACCATCACGCCATCCATATACTGCAGATGGGTTTTCGCCTCTTCCAATGTTTTTATCCCGCCGTTAAGCGCCATAGTCAGATGCGGAAAATCTTTTTTCAATTGATATACACGAGGATAATCCAGCGGCGGAATCTCACGGTTCTCTTTCGGGCTCAGACCGGAGAGCCAGGCTTTACGGGCATGGATGACAAACATCTCACAACCGCCGCGCTCCGCCACGGTACCGACAAAATCACACAAAAATTCGTAACTGTCCTGATCATCAATCCCGATCCGGGTTTTAACGGTAACAGGAATATCCGTCACATCCCGCATCGCTGCGACACAATCCGCCACCAATGAAGCATTCCCCATCAGACAGGCACCGAACATTCCGTTCTGCACACGGTCAGACGGACAGCCGACATTCAGGTTGATTTCATCATAACCGCGTTCCTGTGCGATTTTCGCACACTGAGCCAGTGCCGCCGGGTCACTGCCGCCGAGTTGCAATGCAACCGGGTGCTCCGCTTCGTTATACGCCAGATAATCCCCTTTCCCGAACAGAATCGCCCCGGTGGTCACCATTTCGGTATACAGCAGCGCGTGGCGGCTGAGTTTACGGTGAAAATAACGGCAATGGCGATCAGTCCAGTCCAGCATGGGCGCAACGGAGAAACGGTTAAGGTTCTTATAGCCGCCGGTAGCGTGTAACCGCTGGGTTTCATTGGTTTTTTCTGTTGGCGTATTTTGGTGCATATTTGGTCTTTTTAGTGTATTTTCTCTTTATCAGGACACCACCAGGGACACCACAAAATGGTGTCCTCAAGATGATGCAGAGAGAGGTTGCAAAGTAATGGCCTATTATACCATAGACAAACGCACCAAAGCAGACGGCACTGTCAGGTACCGGTGCTCTGTGTCCGTAAAAGAAAATGGTAAACGTATTCACAGTGAAAGCAAAACGTTCACAAAACAGGCCCATGCGAAAACATGGGGTACACGGCGGGTTATTGAATTAGAGCAGCACGGCATTCCTAACCCTGACGATGTCACAAAACTCACAGTACGGGATCTGATTTTTAAATATATCAATGACCCCAAAATGGGTGGCAAAGCTGGCCGTACCAAAAAGTACGTGCTGAATATGCTTTTTGATTCAGAACTGGCTGCGCTGTCTCTCCCTGAGTTATCTGTTAATCATGTAATAGAACATTGCCGGGCACGCTCTGCGGCCGGTGCATCTCCATCGACAATAAACCACGATGTAAGCTATCTCACTTCTGTACTGCGATCAGCTAAACCTGTTTATGGTATTGAGTACACAGATTGCCCTTCTCACGAAGCGAGGCCACAGCTCCTGCAGATGGGGTTGATCGGAAAATCACAGCGCCGCAGTCGACGGCCACAGAATGATGAACTGGCTCAGCTAAGAAAAGGACTGCAAGCCCGCAGTGAGCACCGGGAAGGGAAAATACCCTTTGTCGATATTCTCGACTTTTCCATACTGAGCTGCATGCGGATCGGGGAGGTGTGCAAAATTTTGTGGTCTGATGTGGATGAGAAAAACCGCAGCGTACTGGTAAGAGACAGAAAAGATCCGCGTAAAAAAACCGGTAACCATATGTCTGTTCCGCTGCTTGGCGATGCCTGGACGATATTACAGCGGCAACCACGGACAGATGAAAGAGTGTTTCCGTATAACCCTAAATCAGTATCTGCGGGTTTCCAGCGGGTTCGTAATACGCTGGGTATTGAAGATTTACGCTATCATGATTTGCGCCGTGAGGGTGCCAGCCGGTTATTTGAAGCGGGATTCAGTATTGAGGAAGTGGCCCAGGTAACAGGGCACCGATCGCTAAATGTTTTATGGCAGGTTTATACGGAGCTTTATCCACAGTCGCTACACGAAAAGTTTGAAAAACTATCAGGCCGATAATCACAACAATATTCTGATAACTTTTTTATATCACGAGAAATTAACTTGTTAGATATAGATATAAAAAGCCATCCGATTATTTAGGATGGCTTTTTATTTTAACACTATCTTACTATGCTACCTTCTTCTCAGAACAGCCACATTGTGGGATTGGAAATGCTTTTCCTTTTTTAGGAAAACGCACCTTTCCATCAATCACAATAGAGCGTCTGAAGATGATAGCACATGGTTCGCCGCATTTTGGGCAGATACCAGTAGCCATATATAGATCCCCGACCACTTATCGCACCCTGTAAATCCATACAGATTGCAATGTTCCAGGAGAATCGCTATACTCATTGCGTCAAAAATTTGAGTAGCAATTGGATTATCTCCATACTCACCTGAATGTGTTAGCGCACACTCAGCCCCAAAACCCTGTTAGCGCAGGGTTTTACATATAAAAGTCAAAAGTTAGCTGTTTTGTCTCGTACCCCAAACGAGACAGTACAATATCGGCAAAAGTATCAGCTTGCCATTCAGCATCCTCGCATTGTATTGGAGGTTTGTTTGATTTATGCAGAACAGCTCTATGACCCAGTACGAAATGACCTAATTCGTGCATAATAATAAATAGGGCATCACGCTCTCCTTTACAGGCATTAACGTATACCCTATTCGGCACGCTTATTGTAAATGTACTAGGATCAAAATGACCAATAGTTAGGTCGTAGGTTAATCTTTCCCACACTCCGTCTTCAATTGAGTCGAGAGTAATCCCGTACTCGATAAGTGTTTCAAACACTCTATCAAAGCCCCTTTTTTTCTTTCTTTTGCTTCTACCATTTAGTCCGAAAGCAGCACAGAAAGCGATAGCTCGTCGTGATATTTCAGATTGATTCATTGGATTGACGCGGTTTCCACGCAGAACATACTGATGATCCATTTAACCTCATTCCTCTGAATCATTAACTTTTTTCAAAAGTTCAGCCATTTTTCTCAATTGCTCTGGAGTCAATGGAGATTTTGCAAAGCCAGCCACTAGCATCTTTTGCTGCATAGACAGGCCATCTAATTCGACAAATTCATTAGAAATATCAGCTAACTCTTGGAGATTTTCTATTTCATAACCTCTTTTGTCAAAAAAGCTGGTAATGAGTTTTACCCATTTTTTAGAAACTTTCTTCCTGCCATTTTCCAGTCCACTCAAAAAAGCAGGGGAAACTTCAAGTTCCTCAGCCATAGAAAGCAATGTTTGGTCAGTCTTCAATCTCGCTATTCGTACGGCCTTACCAAATTCAGTGAGAGCCATAATACTTACTCCAATCAATAACCACGGAAATAAAAATATAATAAAATCTGATTTCGTCAATTTAAACCATGACAAAACAAAGCGCAACCTTTTTGGTTAATTTTTTTATCTTTTTTAGATGTTGAATATCTGACGCCAAAACCACCAACTGGAGTCCCGTGTTTACTCAATACGTTTATTCGATGTTGAGCCATGTTTTAAGCAGCCCGCACAGTTACGCACACTCTATATAAATCAATAAGTAAGCAGATTACTTAAAATTACACACCCGCACATTCGTGCACACTTGCGACAACTCTTTGCCCCACTGGTGCCCCAAAGATCAAAGTCAGTCCTGACAGCATTATTCTGCCCCGTTAATTTATACTGTATATATAACCAGTTAATTAAGAGGTGATCGCATGCTCCGTATTGAAGTTATTTTCAGCAGCAACCAAAAAGAGATGATGCCGCCTGGCACATTTGAGGCGCTGGAAAAAGAAATTGACCGAAAGTTTCGTGCTCAGTATCAGGATATGAACGTTCGTATTGCGTGGGGAACCAATGCGGCGATATCAGTAACCGGCGGGAAAAATGATAAGGACAATAAAAAAATAAAAGAGATACTGCAGGAGATTTTTGAGGATGGCAGCTGGGTGCCGGAAACGGCAGACGCTTCTGATGATGTAGAATATTTTGATAAGTAACGCAATTCTGCTTATGTTTTGTTATAAATCTCAGATAAGTGACCTATAATTAAGGTCTGTTTATCATGTTTTTGTGACAATGAAAAAAATAAAAAACAGCGTAAGTGCCAGCGTAGGCCGTAAAATTAAAGACATCCGAAAATCAGCCGGTATATCTGGTGATGATCTCGCCAAAAAGTTGGGGCTCACACAACAGCAGATATCCCGTTATGAGTCAGGTCAATCATTAATGACCATAGATACTGTCGTTATGATTGCTCATGTGCTTCATGTTTCTGTAAACGAGTTACTGAGTGATTACCTTGCCTCAGAGTACAGTGACGTTATGCTTTTAATGAACCATCGTAATACCGATAGATAGCCGCGCCGGACATCCACCAACGCGGCTTTGTTTATTTACGTTGTGGCCGGAAAATAGCGGTAAATAGTCGCCCCCTCACCATAAATGATCGCCAGCTGCTGCTGGATATACTCTTTTCAGATAGATGGTTAATTTAAAAACACCATATGATTCATAGATATGTAAATTTTGTCATTTATCAGAACTGTATGCGTATTTGTGGTCTAATTTATGCCAAAAAAAAACCATCGCAAACAAACACCAGAATATAAAACCAATTATCAACATAAAACAGAAATAAAAACCTAGAAAACCTGAAATAAGACAAGACCAATCTTGGGAAATATGTAACACAAAGAAATATAATATGGAATATTTTCAATTAATAACCTTCTCACCAGAGGAAGGTGGATTTCTGAAATGTAAAGTACTATAAGCAGTATTTATACTGCTACTTTCAGAAAAAAATACTTTTCATTAACTTAAAAATTTAAACGATGAACATACAAATTAGCCTTACAAAAAAAATAACTGGATCTGCCGTTGCTTTAATATTTTTACTATCATCATGTTTTTTTATGCTGAATACTTCAGGAGTAGACCATTCATTACGGAGTGTTTTTCTTCTGTCTCTATTAATCATAATATTAAACTGTTCAACAAAAGCATTTTGGTATTTAGCATTTCCAATGGTTTTATTTTATACCCTATATGCTCCTTTTGGTTTAAAATTTGGCCGTCCAAACTTTGATTATATCGCCTCTATTTATGCAACTAATATAACTGAAGCAAAAGAGTTATTTTTTAGTATCCCAACCATAAATTACCTCTACCCATTATTAATCATGGTTCCTTTTTTATTATTTAGATATACATCCATAAAATTAAATATAAAACTCCACAGAAACAAAACATTTCTGTGTATTTCTGTCATAATAGTAATGCTTGATCAAATCCCATCAAGAATATTTAAAGATTTAGTAGGGTCATGTTTACACGTCAAAGATGAAATATCAAAATTAAAAAAGCTGACACCAATTAACTCCTGGGGAGAAACAACAAGTAATAATTCAAAATATAATAACTATATTCTTGTTATAGGCGAAAGCGCCCGAAAGGATTACCATGGCGCTTATGGCTACCCAGTGAACAACACTCCTTTTATGAGTAATAGCAATGGTATCTTGGTTGATGGGCTGTTAGCTGGTGGAGAAAAAACTATATCATCATTAAGAATAATGCTGACCCTGCCTGATAAAAATAAATGGGAGCCTTCATATAATTTAAATTTGATCGATTTGATAAATTCATCTGGGATGGAGACATACTGGGTTTCAAACCAAGGCTATTTGGGATATTTTGATACCCCAATATCGGCTATTGCAGAAAAAAGCAAACATACATTTTTCTTAAAAAGTGGTGAGTTTTATTCAAAGAACACTAGTGACTTTTTGTTACTAAATAATATAAAAAAAATAATAAGCGATAAAAATAAGAATAGATTCATAGTTATTCATTTGTATGGCTCTCACACAAATCACTGCGATAGAGTCTCCGATTACAGAATGATTGTTAATACAGAAAAATACAAATACATAAATTGCTATATATCTTCAATCAGAAAAACTGATGACTTCCTGGAACAACTCAATAAGATAATGAATGAAAATAAAGAGTCATACTCAATGATTTATTTTTCTGACCATGGCCTAACTCATGAAGGAACGGGTGACTCCATTTACCTAAATAATGGAAATAAAATAAGCACATTACATTATGAAATTCCGTTATATAAAATAAATTCTGACTCAAACTCTAAAAAATCTTGCAAGTCATTTAAATCAGCACTGAATTTCACAAATGGAATTGCCAATTGGGTTGGTATTAAAAATAAAAAACTATCTGAGAGCTATGACCTCTTTGATTGCAAGGATGATTATTTAGACTTCCCAATTTATAAAAAAAAGCTGGATACTCTTATAGATAAAAAAGAAGACAGCCCAGTTAACATTAACTAATTAAGTCTATTACATTCCACATCTTTACGATGTGGGATGTAATCTGAGTATTATTGTTTATAATTTCTTAGGCCAGATTATATCAGGAGAGGTGGATACGTCCACTGCCTCCAGTTTGTCCAGATAATCCATCCAGGCGTTTAACCGCGCCTTTTCATCAGAGGTAATGCGCCCGAGAGCTAATTTTGTTTGCAGTAACTGAGTTTCAGCCTGAACCTCTGTAATCAGAGCCTGTTTATCGTATTCCGCTTTTGCGATCAGCTGTTCTTTCGTTGGTCGCGGATTTGTGATGTTATCGGCTTCCTCTTTGGTGATTTCAGTCACTTTTTCTTTTATCCACTCTTTTGCAGAGTCATTATCTTCAAGTGCATAAATTTCATTATTTTTTGTTTTGTAATATCTCATAGTGACATCTCCAGCCAGCTATTAATAACAACCCATTCTGTCGGCTGCCCCCATCCCCCGTTAACGCTATATCTTGCTCCGGGCGGAATTGTAGCCGTCAGAGAAACCACCTCATCCGCCGCAGTCCAGCGGTAATCCCCGCGATTCTGTCCACCCGTATCAATAATCTGAATATCAATACTGAAAGGGTATTGTGTGCCGGTTCTGTTTGATTCGACATGGATAATACGGGGCTTACTGTCGGTGTTGGTATACCAGACTTTATTTTGACGACTGGACGTCAGATTTTTGTAGGTTTGTCCGACACCAAAAAGCTGATCTGTGGTCGCAATATTTTTACCGTCAATTTTGAAACCATCAGTACCGATAGTAAGCGTATTACTCGTAATCCTGTTTTCCAGGCTTAACTTGTTACCAGCGGTAATCCCCCACCATGCGGCGAAGATATCCTGAAGGTACAATTCCTGGTATACCGATGTACCAGCTTTTGCTTTCAGTGTCTGGGTGCGACCGCCCGGCGCCTCAATATCCGTCTGTCCTGTAATCTTCCCACCGGTCTTATCGAACTTCTTATCCAGCAATTCCGGTAAACCAAGGTTTTTGATAAAGGAATCTTTATTCGGGATGTCTGCGCCGTTCTGGTCTTTGGCGAGTTTGCTGTTTACTTCTGTTTTTGTGGCGTAGTTACCGCCGGAGATTATTTTTTTGATCGCGTCCTTCAGCTGGTTATCATTATTTTTATCCTGCGCAATACCAGCCTCAACCAGCACACCAAGAATTTCCCGCTGGACGGAATTAAGCCAGCCAGCCTCAAGAATTGTCGGTGCTATACCGGCGGCTACGTTGCCGTTTGTCCACTCGCCGTTTTTATCGGCGGTACTGGTGACATCACCAATTTTTTTCATAACAAAGCCTCACTCAGTGAAGGTGATAATTAGTCGTTGATAGTCAGGGTTTACTGGCCGTAACCGACCTGAAGGATCGTGTGAGAGGGGGAAATCTGGTTAAACTGACACTCGAGGTAATGCTCACCCCACGAACGCAGCGGATCACCACAGTAACTGCCGCCGGCGACCGCATATGTCACCTGCGTGTTTCCGGCATTGATACGCCAGACGAACGGCCATTCATCACCGTTCAGTGCATCACCGCAGGCCGACAGCCCCGCCCTTGCCTGCCGGAATTCGGTAATGGTGATGGTGTAACCCATCTCGGCGGCCAGGCTGATGTAGTAGGGTTTTGACATCCCGCCGGTGCGCAGCAGTTTTGAAAGAACTGCGGATTGTCGTTTCGGGATGGTATCCATCTCCCCAATCGCACAGTCATCCGGCAGACCGAGTGTTTTTTCCCACTCCGGCAATAACGTTGTGGCCGTCTTCGGAAATGCCCCCTCAAGCAACTGAACCGCATCGATATCCGAGGCCTCATAACCGCGCGCCAGCGCCCGGAGAACAGCATGCATATTCGACCCCGGCCGCCAGTCCCACGCCATACCCTGCGGTGCCAGTCCGATCATCGCCTGAGTATAATCATCAGCGGTGTAATTCATGTGTATGACACCTCCCCGCGCTGCGCCAGTTCACCGGTACTCAGAACTATATTTTCAGCCGGTTTTTTCAGGACAAAACCGGTGGTGCCGGGGATATCAGCAATCGCATACTGCAGATCAGAAAGATAGATTTTTGCCCCGCCGGTCGGGTCGCTGTCCCGGAAAAATACATCATCAATAGCTTTGGCTATCTGCTGATGCAGTTCTGAAGTTGCCCGGTTCAGCCCTTCAATTTCAAAATCTATCTTTTTTGCGATAGGTGAACAGACCCACACCAGTGCCGTCACCGTTTGCACATCCCAGATATGATCGGCGACACGCAACTGATCGCCGGTCGCATGAACAGCATAGGTTTCTTTGGTGGCCGGTCCGTCAGTTCCCAGCGGAAAACCGCCGTTGCTGTTGCCGTCACACATGATGTAAATACCGACCGACCCGGCCCCCAGCAGGCGGCGTTTTACCCAGGCACGGGAAATACCGGACACTTCTTTCGCCCAGCCTTCATAGTCTGTATCGCTGCCGCCCTGAGGGGGTTTTTGGTACGCATGCAGGACACGCTGCCGGAAAGCCTCTTCATTCTCAATATCACTGCCGCCGGTGATCGGATCAACAGCAACACAATCTGAAGATACCCCGGAAATAGCAACTTCAAGTGTCAGCTTTGTACCGGCCGATGAGTTACCCGCAGCGCCACCGCCGTAAATATTATCGTCAATGCCGGGCAGGATGGCTTCAACAGACGTGAAACCTTTCCCGTCAGCATTAGTCCGGGTCTCAGCAACAGACTGATATCGGTATCCATCCCCTCTGATCATCGTTGTCCCGGCCGGAATGATGCGGCCCGGCACGCCGTCAAACTGCACCTTCTTACAGGTGGCTTTATTCGGTGGTTTGCGGTACACCCGCTTCAGCGCGCCCCAGCCCGCCAGATATTCATCTGTTGCTGTAAACGGTGTTGACTGTTTCGCGATGTAATCCAGATAGGCATAATGCAGATGCGCCATACCGGCATCCATATCTGCCAGTACCCGCATATTGGAATACCGCAGCAGCGCACCGGGCTCTTTCAGTTCATTGCGCAGGAAATTCTGGTTCTGCTCCCGCAGCTCCGTCAGTGTTTTACGCTTAAACGGCATTTATTGTTTCTCCCATACCCAGTAAAAACGCAGATCTTCCGCACCGGAATCCGGCCGGTGATAACGGATAACCATGTTCAGCCGCTGCGGCCACACTATTTGTGTCCGGATCTGAATATCAGACACGACCCCGTCAGTTATCAGCCATGCCAGCGCCTCCCGGGCGTAATCTTCTGCTTTCTTTGCCACTTGCGTGGTCAGTTTCTGACGTCTCAGCAACCAGAGACGGGAACCGATAAACCCATCAGTTCCGGTATCGGCCCACCATCCCCGCCGGTACTCATCGTCGTAATCATCGTCACTGTGCGCCAGACGGTCCGTGAACAGACTGATCATAATCGCTGACTGCAAATCATCGCCGGCCAGCAGGTCGCCATTGCCGGGTTTCCAGTCAGCGCGCAGCGTGTCCGCGTTCCACCAGGAAGAAATATCAGACATCAGACTTTCTCCTTAATCGGGTTGCTGGTTCGGGTGGCACTGCCCGGTTCCACATTTTCCACATCGTGGTCGTGCTTGTTGTAACTGTCCCGCAGCGCTTTCAGTGTGGACGGGTTGCTTTCGAAGTTATCAATCACATCACCGGACACTTTCAGGATCGGCGTATTCAGCACCACTTCTGTTTTGGCATTGATCGTCACCTTATCGGCGTTATTGATGGTCACATCTTTATCTTTGGCCTCAATCACAATGCCGTCCTCTGTCATGTGGATGTACATACCCCACAGGTTGTACATCACGCTTTCACCCGGTGAGAGTCCGGTATGCCGGGAACCGGGGTGATTGCTGCCGATAACTACTGCACTGGAACGGTTACCGCCGAGATAGGCAATCAGAACATCCGAGCCCGGCGGCAGAGAAGACGAAAAACCAAATTCTGTCATACGGTAAGTACCGTCCCGGACTTCCAGCGCAGTGCTGTACTGGATGGTCTGAATCGCTCCGTCATCTTTGGTGACGCTGGATTTACCGGCACCGATCATCATCGACATCCGGGTTTTTAAATCGCGGACCTGATCACTCATCGTCACACCCTTATTACCTGGTAAAATTCATACGGTTCAGCAATGAATGCTTCCGGCGGCATCAACTGTAATGTCGCACGTGTCCCGCCGGCATCCCGCAGATAGGTCACATCCGACAGCGTCCAGAATTTATCCGTCACCCCAAGAACCGGAATATCTATCGGGATCAGCGTGTTCGGCTCCCACAGTTTCCCGGAGGCATCCCGCCAGCTGTCCACCATCACACTCAGGATTTTTGAGCGCCCGTAACGGCGGTTCATTTCCCAGTCGATACTCTCCTGCTCCCGCTTAGCGGTGATCAGGGTGCTTTCGATGATGGTGATATAATTCCGGTACCGCATTTTCCCGGCCTCCGGATCCCGCGCCGAGGCGTTCTGCACCGCTGACACATCCCCGGCAAACGGGGTAACAGACAGCGACACACCGGTATAATCGGAATAGCGCTCTGCCATAGAATCCGAGAAATCAGCACTTTCGATATTTTTATCCTGCTCCACGCCACTGGCCGCCACCTTGTCACTGACACGGGTCAGCAACAGGTTTCCGTCCGGCTGTTCGTAATACAGCAGCGCAGAATACCGGCAGCAGCGTTCGATCACCTGCTGTGAGGACTCCCCCCAGTTCAGGGTGAATTGCGGGATAATCTGTAACCCGCCATCGGAAACTGTGCTCGACACCTCAATGCCGTACCACTTCGCCAGTTTCTGCGCGATTTGCAGGGCGTTTGACTGACTGATTACGTTATTCGGCCAGTTGGCTGAGCAGTCCACCAGGTCCTGACACTTGCCCCTGCCGGAGGCACTTATCTGATGCTGATTTTTATTGATCTGCCCGTTCCACGTGTCGATATAACCGGTAATAACCCGATCCTGACCGAGAAACACCTCACAGGGATCACCCGGTTTAAACAGCTGCTTTTCATTCGTTGCCGGGTAGTAATCCATCAGGCTGATTTCAAAGTCATTCGGCAGCCGTTCAATACCACGGGTAACCCGGACACTGTCCCAGCCGGAAATACGCCTGCCGTTTATCACCAGGGATAATTCTTCGGTTTTTTTTGTCTCTTCCGTCATTTTTTCAGTGCCTTAAATCTCACCGGCATAAACGCCGGATGCCGGGGCTGAATCTCCATCACCAGCTCGTCGCTGCGGGTTGCATCCTGATACAGGCGGTTGGCCACATTCAGAGACGGCAGCACCGACGGCAGAGCGTAAGACGACAGGCGGCCGCGTTCGGAGCCTTTATCGGTGAAGAAAATAACAATCTGTTCGCGCCGGTTCAGGAGAGTAAGATAAATATCATCCAGCGCCAGATCCCCGGTAATAGTCATGGCATCATCAAGGGATTGACAAACCTCCCGCTGATATCCGGCGGCCTCAGTGCTGTTTGTCGGGTCAGACTGTCCGGCCACAACCGAAAGCGCCGATGCCGCCAGCACAACCAGCATCATTTCAGCCAGTGCGGCAATTCTCTTATCCTGTTCCGTCTGCTGATATTCCAGGCTGCGGAAACGGGATAATGTATTCAGGATCTGCATCTTCTGACCGGTGTCACCATCCATTGTTATCAGGATGACAAACACCTGCTGTATCTGTGCGATCACATCTTCGGGGGTTTCAGCATCACTGACCGCGCTGAGTGTTTCATCCAGCCGTTGCCGGTCAATAATTGCCTGGTTCAGCGTTTTATCGATAATTTCACGGTCATCAGTATCACCCTGATGTATGCGCTTGCCGGTCGCACCGGACACCGCCCCGCCCGCGCTGCCTTTCTGATAGCGACCGTATTTATTGCTGCCGAACACACTGTTCAGCGAGTTACTGAGATTAGTGACCTCATCAACTGAACTGCTGACCATATTTACCCAGAAATCTGCGGTCTGTTTCAGCGTCCTCATCATCTGCGTGACTGACCTGACCTCACCTTTAATCATGGCGATCGTCTTCAGGGTGGTATGCGCTGTTTCTTTCAGCCACTGCCCGAATGTCAGTTCACCAGTTTTTTCACTGCCGGTGATGGCAAATACTTTCAGGCCGGACTCGATAACCACCAGCTCAAATTCAAACACCCTGCCACTTTCTGCATTTTCTGACACCCGCAGGCCGCTCTCAGTCACACTGACGGTCATTTCCCCGAGTGTCGGATGAACCAACGTTCCGGACTCACCGGCTTCACAGGCAGCAACCAGATTGTTGCGCTGGGTGATAACGTCCGGCGCGTCATACACGAGACTGTCCTGAATCAGGAATCCTTTTATGGTGATCCGCCGGTTACTGCGCCCCATATCCTCTATCCAGGACTGATCGCGGTACGCATATTCATGAATGGCCTGGCGGCGACCGAAAACACTTTCACCGCTGATCACACCGAACGGCACACCACGGAATGAAGCCTGCTGCAGGTGTTCAGACCAATTCCAGTCCGGCTCAATGCCGAGTACATCAGATATGGCGTCTTTGATAATTGGCATGTGGGCTCCAACGGAAAAAGCCGCAATTAAGCGGCATGATTAACATTTGGGAATGTTATTTATTGATGATTAGTACAGATTTATTAAAGTAGTCGGTAAATTTGAAAAGGATAAAAACACATGAGTTTATTAAAAACTATATCCGCATTGACTATGTTAGTTCCTGTAATTGCATTTTCTGCATCACCTATCGTTTGCGAAAATCAAGCACAGGGAAATACAGGTACATCCATATGGCCATCACTTTATATGCCGGACACAAACACCCTTTGTTTTGACGTGAAAAGCTGGCCCGAATTTTCAGGTACAAACTGCGTAAAAAATGGCAAAACAGCGAAGTGGACCGGATTAGTAATCGTGTGGGAAGACGGAGAATCACAGGGGCGTGATTCAACAAATTTTCGCGTTGTTAATCCTGTAGTCAATGATGATCAAATTCAATACCGCATAGAATGGTCGCGTGGCGATGAATGGCGAACAATGCAAAATGTAGTCATTAATCGACTTACCGGTGGAGCTGTAAGTTATTTTGTGACTGAGCATGGTGGTGAAAGTTATCAATGCCGGACTACTCCAAAAGCTATTTAAATTATTCGTATACAAGCCCATTCTGGGCTTGTATATCCATGTTTTCAGAGTTAATTATGGCATCCTCGCCCACCATCCGAGTATGAATCCTTGTACACCTTTGTATACTTTCCTGAGTCAACATCACTGAGCGGTAATCTATCGTTCTCTATTGCAAATGTAGTGAACGCCTGTCTAAAATTTCCGTTTTTATATTGATAAATATCAACTTCTGTTTTGCCATCATCAGAACGCCATATTGTGGTAGTCAATGGTGCCGATGGATCTGCTGCATTAGCACGATACAAGCGATATGTTTTTCCCTCGATAACCAAGTCCCCGCTTCCAGTAACATGCTGCGGCAACGGAGACACATCAGGACACACAAAAGGCTTTGTAAGATTAACCTTAGAAGCCAGAGTCATTGAGCTAAACAGCAATGCACTCATAGTTAAAATTAAAAAAGTTATTTTTTTCATTACAGTACCTATGACAATTAATATCTGACAGATACTACGGCATATTCATCGCAGTTGTAACCCGCCCTTTAGGTTTTACGCTAACAGTATTTTTTGTGCCGGTTTCTATATTAGTCAGAACAATTTCCAATGTACCGCCAGATTTATTCTCCTGAAGCACTTGGGATAACTGCTCAGTGAAAGCCAGTAACGCCTGAGTTGGGTCCTTTTCTATTTTAAAATCAGGATCTGCTGATTCGGACTCTTGTTGCATCATAAGCGCATTTCGCTGCTCCTGAACCCGGTAAGGATTTCGTCCGCCAGCCCAGCGATCATCCATAATAGAGTCTGTAATGGATGCTGTTATTTCTTCATAACTGTACGGCTGTTCGCTATTCTCAACTTTGATAATGTATGGAATGATTTTTTCTAAAACACGTGGGTCATGCATATCCAGTCGTTCGTAAGGATTAAACCCAGTTCCCTTTGAAACTCTGTCTATATATCCCTGCGTATTATTTCCCACACTGGCCGGGGCATATTTTCTTAGTAAACTGTCAAGAGTATTCAGCCCTCGTTCAGCATCCAGCATAATCTGACGAGACAATGCCGCATTACCATCCCGTGACGAGGCGAATTTTACGTAACGGTGATTATTACCATAGTCATACCCGACACTATTGGGGGCTGCTATCAGGTTGCCGGGGTTCTTGTTACGCAGCCCACGCCGGTTTGGATTGCATTGCTCATCCTGAACCCAATTATCAGGCACCTTACTATTTAATGTTGGTTTTCTTTTACCGGCTTCAGCTCGTTCCCTCTGTTCTTCCCATTTATCACTCCATTTGTTATAGATATCACTATACATTTTGTCGTCAGGATCGAGGGCCGTCATCCGCAAGTCCTCAAACCAACTTAGTGAATCTCTGTACTCCTTGTCTTTAGCAGCCCATCGAATAATATCCTGACGCTTATCACCATGATAAAAATTATCTTCTGTATCATTTATACGCTTCTCTGATTCACGGATATTCTTCATGGCGCCATCAAGATCACCAAAGTCAGGAATGATGCTGGGTGAATCAATAAACTCATAAAGCGACCTCTGTACCTGGTTCATTGTTCCCGATAATTTTGCACTGGCTTCATTTAACTGAGTGTTTACCTCAGTCATTTTTTGGGCGTAATCACCGTCAATAGTCAGGCCGTACTGATCCGATTTATTTAGTCTTTCCTGAAATTTTCCCTCCCGTAATAATGCAACAATCTCGGGGGGTAATTTCAATTTATCCCGAAGCTCCCAGTTTCTGTGCTCAGGCAGCACTTTGATTGCCGATTCAAGGCTTTTTAGCGTCGCTTCCATGTCAACGCTACCATCTTTGCGCTGAACAATATCAGCCCCGATAGATCTGATAGCCGCTAAAGTTTCATTATCCCCGCCTGCAGTAATAGCACTACTGAACTTCTCGTACTGACCTTCCATAGTGTTACGGGCATCATTCTCGCTCATGCCACGCTGTTGTAATGTTCCAATCAGACGGGTGCTTTCTTCAACTGTCATGCCGGTATTAGCAGCTGATGTTGTACGATTTAACCCATCCTCAGCCATGCCAGTAATCAGTTTTCCGCCACCGGTGATGATGGCACCAATACCACCCACTCCCATCATTTTACCGGCAAGCGCACCGAAATTTTTCAACGGCGGGATCATGTCCCCGATATTCTGAACACCAGCCTTTGCTTCATCTGATACGTCCCGGAGCAAATCACCGAGCCCACGCAACCCGGTTACTGATTCATCACCACCGAGTTTCAGTTTTTCCCGCGCTTCGTCCAGGGTCGGAGTCAGACTGCGAACCTTTTCTTCCAGAAAAATAATCTGCGCACTGGCGCGATCATCAGCATTCAGCTCAAAATCAAAGGCATTACCCGCCATAATTAATCTCCGCTTTTAATCTCTTCAGCCTGCTCAACCCACCAGTGCAGACGGCTTTTTGACAGGAGCCACGCATCACGCGGCCCCCACCGGTAAAAATATGTCACCTTTGCCGCCAGCCGCTGCCATGACCGGAGAGCATTTATGCCAAAAAAGGGGTCAGAAAATCACGGCACTGTTTGAAGTCTGTGATCGCCATTTTTTTCAGTTCTGTTTCCGGAATTTCACTGACCAGGGAAATCAGCCGGCGCATACCGGGAAGCGAGTTGCTGGCCTTATTCTGCACATCATAAAACTGCTCTACTTCGATAAGGCACGGCTCACGCAGGTTAACCTCCTCATAACGGACTTTGCCGTCATTGGACTCCAGCGGTTTACTCAGTGTGATAGTTTTGGTTGTTTCCACAATTAGTTCTCCGTTACCGAACGACCTTCAAAACGCACGTCAAACACGGCGTCTTCACTGTTAACTTCCTGAGTCTGAACAACCCAGAGCCCCTGACCGATAATGGTTTTGCCGTTCGCCAGTTCGGCCACCACGTTCACATTGGTCATACCGTTAAAATCCGCCACGGTGGTACCGCCGGAATCACGGACACGCATCCCGATAAACCCGGCGACCGGCTTTTCTTTGTAACCGTGGACATAGTCCATACCGGTCAGGGTTTCGCGGGTGACCGTGGACGGACTGTATTTAAAGTCCGCCGCCACCATGATTGACATACCGTTGACGGAGACGTGAGCCGTTCCCGCCAGGCGGTTGGATGTATCGCCCATGTTTTCTCCTTAGTTGCCCGGCATCAGGCGGAACTGGTTAAGCAGCGCAAACACGCGCAGCTGGTTAATGAGGGTGCCGGTCCACAGGACATCAACACGGTTCGGGTTCTGGCTGTTGCGCTCGACTTTCAGGCCTTTGGCAAAGCCTTTCGCATCCTGCACATGACCGTTAAATTCCAGGAAGCCATACTGGGCGATCAGTTCTGCTTTAATGACATTCGGTGTGACGATTGCTGCCCCCGGTGCAAAGCGGGTGCCATCTTCTGCCAGCTTCATACGCCCGAATTTACTGGTCACCTGGGTGCGCAGATAGCGTGATACAAACATCAGCAGATACAGGGTTTCCACCTGCAGGTAACTGCCGTCATTATCGCCGTAGGCATTTTTCTGGTAGGTCGTGATGATATTCTCAATCCGCACGGTACCGTCATCATCCACGGTAAATGTGGAGATACCACTGTGCAGCAGGTTGTTGCGCTCAGTCAGTTCAAAAATCTTTGTGTCGTCCGGCGGCAGCACACCACTGATAACGAGCGTCTGTAGCGGGCGGCCCGGATCATTACGCAAACTCTGTGTAATGGCACCGGTATAGGCTGCGCTCCACTGATAATCCGGCGATGGTGAACCATTGACACCGAGCAGGGATGCATGCTGGTCGTTACGCTTTTCACCAAAATCAGCCAGCTGGCCATAAGTGCCGGTGATCACCCCGTAGCTGTGGCCGTATAACTGTTTGTCCCACGCCCAGCGGTCTGCCAGAAAGGTTTTCACCACATCGAGAGACGCCGTATCAGTATACGGATTTACGATAAAATCAAAGGATCGGTCTTTCAGGTTCGCCAGACCATTAAGCAAATCAGGTGAGCCGTTACCACCGGTCATGGCCGTGACGGTCATTTCAAAACCGGACGGTGTCGACTCGCCACCGGTCAGCCCGAGGTAGTTCAGCCGGATATCAATCCCGTTACCGTGAGCGCCTTTATTTTTGGCCGTCAGAATCACCGTATCTGTCTCTGCCGCCGCGGTTACCGGCAGGTTCGCATTGCGGTTAATCACTTTAGCCAGTCCGGTTGCGATCACTTCTGCTGTGTCCGTGGCCACAACGGCCATCTGAACACGGATACCCGCGATATACAGTGAAATCACACCGGTATCATTGGCAGCACTGGTAATTTTCAGTTTACCGGCAGCTGCTGTCTGCGATTCAGTATCCGCCAGCGGTAACACCCACACTTCACCGGCCGTGTCATTACGGAAATACGCATCCGCTTCGGTGTGCAGCATAGATCCGCGACCAAAACGCTCTGCGGCCTGCGTCCCTGATGTTATACGCTCAGGAATGCTGTCTTTGCCCGCCGCACCTTCCAGCATCTGGCCGATTAACAGCGTGCGCTGCGTGGCAGTTGCTGTGTTGGCCATCGAGTTATCAAACTCAACGAAAAACAGCGGAGTCCGCAGATTCTGCGGAATAGTGGCAAATGGCACTGTCATGCTTTTTGCTCCTTCACTTTCTGAGGATTACCCGGCACGACATCCCCCTGATTCAGACGGGTGCGCCAGAAAACATTATCGGGGACGTCCTGCCCGGATTCAGGCAAAAGCTCCCCTTTGACCGGGCAGCGGACGCTGCGGCCTTTTACAGGTTTTACAAACATGGTTACTCCTGATTAGTCAGGTCGATGGAGACGTGATGTTCCGGGCTGCCGTCAGGCATCTGAACATTGATATCGATACTGGTAAGCGGATCCGCGTCAACCGGGTAAAACTCCTCCGGCCCCTGGTAGTATTCGATATCCAGATCCATCAGCAATTGCGCCATATGCCCCTCTCCGGCGGCACTGATGTTTATCTGAGAGCGGGTATTCAGGAACTGCTGAATTTGCCGTGTCAGCTCATAGCTGTTAATCACCGCCCGTTCAATCTGTTCCCGCAGGGCTTCGAGAGCCAGCTCTGCTTTTATGGCGCCGTTCTGGTCTTCCTCATCGAACTCTTCCAGGCGGCCGGTGACGCGGACCGTGGTCACTGTGTTGAACTGCGGAACATTACGGCCGAGTGAATGTTTTTCATCAAACGGGGTCTGCACGATAATGCAGGGGTATTCCGCATTGGTGGTCGGCCAGTCCTGCGGGGAATACACGCGGTCTTCCGCGTTGGTTTCCCCCTTCAGGGCAGCAACAACCAGCTCACGAACTCTGGCGGCATTCATTATTTCACCTTATTCAGGATCAGATGCGTCCCGCCGTGGCTGTCCGGCTGTACATCGGATACCACAAACAGGGTGCTGACGCTGTAGATAAACACCCGATCCCCTTTCGCCGGCGGCACAGTAAAAATAACATCGCGCACACCGAGGATCGGACGGGTGGTATTGATACCGCTTTCACCGTCAGTGCTTTCGTAGTTCTGGAAATAGGCCCGATCAAAAATGCCGTCGATGTCGTAAAATTCTGCGCCTTTGGCACTTTTCACCGGTTCCCAGCGCGCTTTTTCCGCAAAGACGTTATGCAGCGGCCCCAGCAGGTGTTTATCCCAGTCAACGCCCATTAATGGTTACAGTGCCGGGCGGATTGGCTTTCGCCAGCATTTCCCGCACTGCCTCCAGCGTCATTACCACACCCAGGTCAATCAGGCGGACAGCATCGGTATCATCCAGCAGGATCTGCTGGTTTTCCCGGTACAGCTCGCCGTCATGCTGTACACAGCGGCCTTTAGCCACCACATAAACGTTGTCAGCCCCCTGTTCCGGATCTGAGCCATGTTCATCACCTGCATTCCCGTCACCGGAATCGGCTGCGGTATTCAGTTCCGCTGTGGTTTTGTTACCCTGCTTATCACCAGAATCGTTCTGTTGTGATTCCGGGTTACTACTCTGACCGTTCACCATCAGTTCGGGCGGCAAGCCGCCCGGTTCCTGTGGTTTCTCCGACGTATTTTTTTTATTCGCCATCAGATCCCCCTGTTAAACCACAACGGCGCACAGTGATGCGTTAACACGGCTCGGAATAACCAGCGGTGCAGACTGCACCATGATGAAACGCTGCGCCGGATCTTCTACAAGCCAGGACTTCGGTGCATACGCCATCGGGCCGTAATTAAATTTCGGGTCAATGATGGCACCAAATGCACGGGTTCCCATCAGGTCAGCGCCGGACATAATCACCGATCCGTCTGCAATCATCGGTTTCTCTTTGCCGTCCAGCGGATCAATAAACCAGTCGTTGTATACCCACAGGTCATAGTTGCCCCAGCGGCCTTTATAGACTGCGCCTTTCTGAACCTGGGTGCCCGGGTTAATCTGATTACCAAACGGAGAGAGCGCGGGAAATACAATGGCGCTATCTTTAATTGATGTGTCCAGACGGAAAGCCTTCCATGATTTGGTGGTGAACACGATATCTGTTGCTACCGCACCGGATTCTTTCAGCATGCGCTGCGCCCAGTCTTCAATATCATCACTTGGCTGAGTGTTGGTTTTACCGACATCAACTTTCACCGGCCACTTATCCGCACCGCTCAGGGCAATGGTCAGATCGGACGAGCGCCCGAAATCCACCACCTGAGTTTCATAACCCTCACCGGTTACTGTTACCGTACCGGTCTGAAGCGCACTGGATGCCATCCATTCCAGGCGGCGGTTAATCATGTCAATCTGGTCTGTCAGTTCAAACTGCACGTTCAGCATTTCACGCTCAGCAGCAGTATACTGACCACCAATGCGCTCACCAATCTGACGGCGGATAGGTTTGCGCAGATCCGGTGCACGTTTATCTTTGATGTAAGCCGGTTTAAAACTGTTGGTCTGAAACTTACGGGACTCCACCAGCTTACCTTCCACCAGCGGTGAAACGAACGGCGCCAGACGGCGCAGGCCGACATCAACATCAATGGAAACCTCTTCGGTATCGGATTCCACGATATTCGGGAAAAACTTATCCAGCAGCCAGTTCTGACTGGTCATCAGATTTGGGACGACCTGAATTAACACGTTGGTATCGAAAATATTCATACTGTTTCTCGTATAAAAGACGTCGCAATGCCTGCCATAGCTGACATCAGGACGTCTGTATTAAAGGGAGGATCAGGCTTGCACGCTGTCGCGCAGGAAGATAGAGAACGGGCGCATTGCTGCTTTAAGATCGACAGCGGTCCAGGTGTTATCAAAGATAATGCGGTTCTGGTTAAATTCACCCATCAGGTACAGGCCGCCGTTCACGGCATCCGTCGTGGTATCGACATCATCAACCAGGATAGCGCACGGAATTTCACTTCCGTCTGTTGCATCTTTTTTGCTGATCACATATTCCCCGGAGGCAGTGACCATACCGAGGATGGTGCCGCGCTTCAGAATACCGGCTTTGGCAATAATGCCGGTATCGGTAACAACCTGAAGCGGACCGGAGATCAGTTGATCCGGATTAAATACAGAGTGGGTCACACCCGGACGAAACGGGTTCTGTGAGAACTGTTCCATTATTTCGCTCCCTTGTTGCTGTTATAAAGGCCGGTCATCTGCTGAGCCAGCGCGGCAGCTGAACCGGCTGCCGGTGCCTGTGCATCCGGGCTGATACGTACCTGCTGTTCTGCCCGCATGCGGCTGTCGAGCGATGCGCGCTGTGTTGGAGGCTGAACCGCACCCATCGCTTTCAGGGTGCTGATCGCTTCAGATGAAGACATGCGGGTATTGAATGCCAGGTGTGCGGCCATATCCGGACGACCGGCTGCAGCCTTGCTGCCAAAGATGCGGGCACAGCGTTTGCGTTCAGCACGGCGGCCTTTTTTTACATCTTTGTTTTCATCATCATCTTCGGCATCTTCTTCATCGCCTTCCGCATCTGCGTCATCGTCATCGTCTTCGGCTTTTTTGGCTTTACGGCCCTGCTTTTCGTCGTCCTGATCTTCCGCGTTTTCACGATTTTCATCGTCTTCCGCATCTTCGTCGCGCTCATCCTCTTCCGCTGTACGGCCTTTGGCTTTGCGCACTTTTTTATCTTCATCCTCTTCCGAGGCTCTGGCTTTTTTACCCAGGCCGATCAGATGTGCAAAGGTAAACTTATTGTCTGCCATAATTAAATTACTCCGGATTCTTTCATCAGTTCCTGAAATGCGACATCAGGACTGGCAACCACATCAGCCAGCCCCATATGTACGCCCTCGGCTGCCAGATAACAGGCGGCCTGTGTATTGCGGATCACTGCCTCAGACAGTCCGCGGTTACGGGAAACAGTGCTCACAAACAGACGCCCCATTTCATCGACATCATGCTGAATGGCCGCTTTCGCCTCATCACTCAGCGCCACATACGGGTTACTTTCCGCTTTACGGTTCCCGTAGGTGATAATGGACACTTTCAGCCCGTCATCCTTGATACGCTGTGACCAGTCACAGTGAATAACGATCACACCAACCGAACCGACACCGCCGGTGCGCGGGACAAAAATTTTGTCCGCAGCGCTGGCAATCGCGTAGGCAGCAGAAAAGGCATTTTCGGACAGAATGGCGTGAATGGGCTTTTTGCCGCGTTCGGCATAAATCAAATCAACCAGGTCAAAACAACCGGCCACTTCACCGCCGGGAGAATCAATATCCAGACAGATGCCTTTCACCTCCGGGTCATTAATGGCTGTCAGAAATACCCTCCGGATGCCGTCATAACCGGTCATGCCGCTGTACGGCCGCAGTGTGCCGAGTTTCTGAACCAGCGTGCCGTAGACCGGGATAATCGCGATGCCTTCCAGTACGTCATACCCTCTGTCCTTCCGGGCTTTACGGCTGAAATACTCGTCATCGTCTTCCATCATGGCGCTGCGGATCTGCGTGATACCGAGCCGTTCTGTCAGTGATGACACAATCACTTCCGCTTTCTGCGGGTGTATGGCAAGAGGCGTGTTAAACAGCTTCTGTGCCAGGTGGGGTAAATTCACTTCGCCTCCTGTTTATTTTCCGGGTTTGGTGCAAAGTCATCGGCCAGCGCCCAACTTGGCGGCGGCAGATTAAGTTCTTTAAACCGCTGGATTTCATAAGCCCGCTGATCGACCTGTTCTTCCCAGTCCTCACCCATGTTTTCAGCCACTTCCATTTCCAGTGTGGATAAACCGGCCTCCATACTGAGAATGGCCCCTTTTTTCTCTGCGACCGGATCCACCCAGCCGCGACCCGGCCCCATCCACCGCGCGCGGCAGTAGGATGCTGATGCGTCCATAAAGTCCGGGGCACCATTCGGTAACGGAACATCTTCCACATCGTGGATTTCTTCGGCAAAGGCCACCGCTATCGGTTGTGCGAAGCCGTTTGAGAAGTCATCACGGCGGCGGGTCAGGGTTTTCCAGGCTTCCAGCATGGCGGCACGGGCTGAGGAATAGTTAACATCAGACCAGTCCTGTGTGACCTGCTGGGCGGAAAGGCCGGTGGCCGCAGAGATGTTCCGCAGCACCGCACTCTCAAAACCGTCAAAGTTACTGGTCGGCCGGGCAGCGGACAGTGTGACTATTTTTTCATTCGGGAACAGGTGCGGGATACGTGCGCCGTTCTGAAGATTGAGTCGCTTATCCTGATAGTATTCTGTCCGCTGTGTCTGGTAGGCACTGAGTTCATCACCGGTAAAATCGCCGGTATCCCCCAGGGCGGAAGCCACCATCTGTGCATCATACGGGGATTCGATATACGCCCCGAAAATGGCATTGAGGATTGCCGCCTCCAGTTCTGATTCATCGTACTTAATCAGCATTTTCAGCTTCTGGACGATAGGGGCCAGAATACCGATCCCCCGGTGCTGAGCACCGCGCTCCATATCAAAATCATGCACCACCACCGGACGACCCCATGAGGTTTCACGCGGTACGCGATTCCAGGTCATGGTTTTCTTACCGGCCCACCAGTCGCCCATATGGGCTTCGCGGATGTGATAGGCGATCGGGGCACCGTCGCTGTCAATCTCCACCCCGCCGCGTATATTCGGCATATCAAAATTCTGCTGCGGGTTACTCAGGCGGTCGGGATCAATAATCTGAACCGTCGTCGCATAACGGGCCTTACCGTGACCAAGCCGGTCAGGACGGTATTGCAGAACCGCCAGCGCATCACCATCCAGCAGTTTGTGACGGAAAGCCAGCCGCAGCATCTGCGATACGGTCTGTTTGCGTTCAACATCACAGTACCGGCCCTTGTCATTTGCCCATGAGCGCCAGTGCGCGGTAATAAACCGGCTGTATTCAGCTGCCCACACCGCATCAAATGCCTTATTACCGGTCAGTTGCCTGAGCATCCGGTAATCGGGTTTGAATACCGGCCGGTAACAGGCACCCACCGCATTATCCAGGACACGGGTTATTGAGCCGGATGCCCAACCGTCATTCCGTGCCAGATCACGCATACGTGACACAATGCGGTCACGGTAGATATTTATTTCATTATCCGGCGACCACAGCGCGGGCTGCCAGTTCGCCATCTGATCACTGAATGAATCCGCCGCGTCATACGGCACCCGGCCACTGCCGGACAGTGCCCCGTATTTCATTTTCGGGGCAGCCGGAGGCAGCGGGCGCCCGTCCGCTCCTAAGATTTGTACACTCATCAGTACCTCACCCTGATTGGACGCCTGCGGGAGATCCCCAGCATGGCCTGTATTGTCTGGATCAGCGCCAATAGGTCGCCAAGACTGGTCTGCTGATAGGACACCGATCGCGTCCCGTCACCCTGTGTATAGGAAAATGAAACGCCTTTGGCACCGGTTGACAGATCGATATAGGCCTGCTGCGCCTGAACAAGCGCCTGCTTTAACTGCGCATCACTCATGCCGGTAAGCAGCGTGGTAATTCGTGACATTGACACTCCTTATGGCAAAAGCTGGGATATCCGCTTCCGCTGAGGCTTTTCATTGGTTTCCTCCGGGATGATGGCCCCCGGGAAGCGAAGGTTAACTCTGGTTTCCGGATTCTCTGCCGGTGCAATAAGCCGTTCCGGATTACCGGCGACAGCGTCAGCCAGCGCATTAAGTTTCAGCCCCATATACATCAGGCCACACAGCGCGGCATAGCTGTACACGCGGCAGTCCAGTGCTTCGTTTGCCCGCCCCGGTATCTGCTCCCAGACCCGGTACCGCTGACCGCCGGACACTTTAATTACTGACCGCTCTGCCAGCAGCTGACCGAAATACTGCAAATCACGATCAACCGGGAAGTGCATATACGCCGGTGCCGGTTCGCCTGCTGCCGGCGGTTCGAGATGCAGACGACCGCGCACCGCATCTTTGGCCGCGTTCACACCGATAATTACCGGTTTAAATCCGGCTTTCGAACGGGATGAAATGCGTTTTGTCGGCCAGATCGGTGAGCGTTTGCCACCACGGGCGGATTCGCCTTTGACAGCCCAAATCCTGCGACCGAGACGCGCTTTACAGAAATCATAAACAGCCTGGGTGTGGTGTCCGCCGGAGTCCATGCAGGCAGCCATAATGGCAAACCCGCGACCATCAGCACGCCGCCAGATTTGTTTCAGGTACGCATCGAGGCGCTCCCACGGTTCCGGTATTTCCAGATCCCCTTCAATCACATCGTGGGCGACTGACCAGCTTTCCTCACTGCGGCCCCAGCCGACCACCTCAATTTCAAAGCGGTCATCCTGCGTATCAATACCGGCCGTCAGCAGCGTGACACCGTCCGGCACTTCCGCCGCCCACACTTCGCAACGCTCCAGTAATTTTTGTTCGCTCAGAGCTTTTTCACCCCGGTCCTCATATGGCTCACCGAGCACCAGGTTGATAAAGGTCTGCCGCATCAGCGGGTCGTCTTTCACCCGCAACCATTCTTTCACCAGATTCGGCCAGGCGGCGTTCGGGAACAGGCTGTACGCCGCCCAGATATGAAATCCCGCGTGACCGGTAAACGGCTTTTCAGCGCGCCATTCCCCGTTTTTAATCATCAGCGGTTTGTCGCTGTCGTGAATGACACACCCGTTATGGCGGCAGACGTAATACGCGGTATCCGGCAACCCGTTACCGTCTTTGTCTTTATCCCACTTCATACCGTACGGCGTATCGGGCCCGCCCCATTCCAGAATCTGAAACTCACCGCAGTGTGGACACGGTACCCAGTAGTGCCGCTGATCACTTTCGTTGTAGGCTTTCTCGATACGACTGATGTTCTTTACGGTCGGTGTTGAGCCGAGGCCGATTTTCCGGTTCCAGAATGTTTCCGAGCGTTTGATACCCAGAGCAATCTGATCACCTTCCGAACCGGCACCGCCGGACGGATAACCGTCCACTTCATCAAACAGGATGATCCGGCAGGTGATACGACGAAACCCGCCGGGGGAGTTTGCGCCCACCAGCGTTAAATTGGCTCCGTTCGAAAACTGCTTTTTGAGGATGGTCTGGCCGCTGTCTTTCGCTTTGGCCTCACCGGCAATAGCTTTCAGTGCCGGGGTATCGCGCAGCATCGGCGCAATTTCGGTCTTACTGTAGTCCTCCGCATCCTCCACACGGGGCTGAACCACCAGGATCGGGGACGGGTCATGCGACAGGTAATAAGCAACGGCATGGTCGAGAATTTTGGTATACCCGACACGGGCAGATTTCATCACGGACACCTGAGTTACCGAAGGATCGGTAAAGGCATCCATAATGCCGTCCTGATATTTAAATGACCGGAAGCGGCCGGTCTGTGCGGCGTTCTCTTTCGACAGCACCGCGTATTTGTTCGCCCACTCGCTCAGCGATAAGGCTTCCGGAGGTCTGACGACAGCGCGTTTCTGACTCAGTGCACGGGTGAATTGTTGCCATGCATTATCCCCCCTGTTCACTGTGGTCAAGGCTCAATTCCTCCATCGCCTCATGAATAATGTCCTGCAGCGCGGCCACAAACTCTGTATCAGAGGAGGTCAGTGCCAGCGACCGCAGGCGGGGACCGTGTTCAGGGGCTATCGCAATCAGGCGGGTACGCATGGCGTGATATTCCTCACCCACCTTGTCGATCATGTCCTGCCACGGCAGCACCTGGCCTGATTTCTCTTCGTACTCCAGCCTGGCCAGTTCTGCAAAGTAGTGCTCTTTGATGGCTTTCGATTCTTCCAGATCCCGGACTTTCACATCACCGGAAACCAGACCGGCATACACCGATTCGGCGCGCTGCTGAAAACTGCCTTTTTCTTTCGCTGGTTTTTTCTCCGGAGCATCAGATTTTTTCGCCGCATTTTTCGTGCGCGGGTCTTTGCTGTCCCAGTACTTTTTCAGGTTCTGGTCACTGGCCTCCACGTCGATTTCATCCCCGGCCATCACGATATATTTTCCGGCCTTTATCCAGCGAGTGATCGTCTTACGGTTCACATCCGCATGCTTCGCATAGTCGGAAATATTCATCGTGGTCATGGGACATTTTCCTGCTGACGTGGGACATCGGGACACATGGGACATTGCGCGGGACATGTCCCACATTTAATGGGACACAAAACTCAGAGATTTTTTACGTAACTTACTGAATCAGAAATAAAAGCACCTGTCCGCTGTCATGGGACATGGGACACAAAATCAAAATTTCACAGCTAGCCGCAGAACGCGGCGCGCAATGCCCGTGTAATATCAAAGGCTTAGGAAGGACCCAAAAAATTCTATGGGTGACGCTGCCACTTACCCCATTGACGAACCGGATGATTTTCTTTATTTCCCTGTTCGTAATCCAACTTGCTTTGGTGATAACTGAGCAGTGATTCCAAGTCTGCGGTTGCCACCTTCTCAGGGTCATTACACTTACCGGAGTTGATGTATTCCAGCGACGCTTCGATTTGTCCCTGTAATAGTCTCAGGCGTTCAATGCTGTTATCATTGATTTTATCTGAAGGGGCGAGGCTTCCATCTACCTTAATTTTGGGGATATCTATAGTGATATCCGGATAGATGTGCAGTGGTGACGCAGGCACCCGATGCGTCTTCAGCTCTTCTGCAAGCCCTTTCAGTTGTTCATCTGAAAATGTCAGACAAACCTCACCCACCGGACAGGACAATGACATTTCACCGTTAGCCTGCGTCAGTGCGTCAATCAGGGCGGTAACAATTTTTTGCTGTGTACCGTCTGTCAGATATCCGCGTGATGTCATACCAGTGCCACTCTCACTGTCACGACACCAAATGGTTTTGCCGTTATGCTCTACTGTTACTTTCATTATTCACCTCGCCGTTCGTATCGCCCCAGCTATCGCCCGGTTAATCTCCTGCGGCAACAGCGCCTGTGTCATCTTCATCGCTCTGTCCTGATATCCGAGTACGGGTTCAACAGGCAAGGCATCACCGAACCGGATTAACAGTTTCGGCATTGGTTGTTTCTTTCTGTCTCTGCGGGTTCCGTTAGGTGACCGCTGCAGACGCTTCCGGCCTTTCTTACCCTTCTTCGCTTTCTTCCGTTGCCACACGCCATTAACACCACCGATATCACCGATGAAAGTGTTTTCTTTGCTCTTAAGGCTGGAAAGCTTATTACGTGGCAGGTTGCCGTATTTGTTCAACTTGATGTCTTTAGGGTTCAGCAGTGCGGACCCGTTGAGTTTATGCACCCCGCCGGTTTCAAACGGCTCAAGGTATGCAGCAGCGGTATTCATCACGAACACTTTTGCTTTCAGGTCGCTTTTTCTGGCTCCGCGGCTTTTAACGCTTTTCACCGTGAATGGTGTCGGATTATCCAGATTGCGCTGCATTGCCACTTTCTGCGCGTCTTCAATCTTTCTGACAACAGCTGTCATAGCCTGAGCGGTGGCAAAGGGTATCTGCTTCCGCAGAGTTCGGAGCTGATTACTCAGGTCTGTGAGATTTGCCATAGACACCTCTGTTTTATATTCCGCTCACCACTCGTAAATGATGACCGGAATACCGCCGTCTCTCCGGCTGTCACGCCTTACTGCTCCGGCAGATGACGTTGCTGCCTACCTCGGTAGTAGCTGACCGTGGATTCGTTGTTTTTGATTCTCCCCGCGCACTCACCGCACAAGGTGGACGGGTCATAGTTAACACAGGGAGACAGCGACAACGCAGCGCATAAAAAAGCCCCGCTATTTAGCGAGGCGTTATTTTCTTTTCTTCGCCCAACCAATACTGAAAATCAGGAACGGCAGGGTCACATCAATCACAAAGGCCTTCATCCCCACATTGGGACAATAATCAGGGCAGAAGCCGACATGAAATAATGAATAAAGACGGGAGTCATTCTTTCGTGTGGTGTACCAAAGCTCTGTATCAGCACCGAAACTCAAATACAGCCTTTTGATGAAAATGCTTTTTCTCACTTCGCTCTCTCCTCCTCAATCTCCCGTATTGCCTGCTTATCGAGACTTACCTCTTCGCTCTGCATCTACTTTCCGGATATCCATCAACTGCCCGTTCGCCTTATCCAACGCCGTCAGCAGCGGTTCTATCCATTCAACCGCCTGGCAATATGTCAGTCGGCGGGTGGCAGTGGTGCCAGTACCGGTTGTGTCAGTGATGCTGGGAGCGGAACGCATTGCTGATTCACGGATGGCGTAGACGTGGCTGAGCAACCCGTCAGAAACAGACTGAGGAATATACAAATTGCAGGTAGCCTCTTTCCGGATGATTGTGCGGTATTCAATCTGTTTCTCCTGTGATTTGGCTTCCGCCTGAACATTCCGGTTAGCGTTTGCGGTTGCCACGCGATCGAAAATATCGATGCTGGTGTGGGCGTTATCAATCACCTTTTGCTTTTCGGTGATCACATTGTCTTTGTGCTGCCCTTCTGATTTTTCAGCCGATAACAGGCTGAACATCCACAATCCGAAGAATACTACCGCCCATACCCAGCCGTTGAGTAATACAGAGATTACCCTTTTCATGGCGCTTCACACTCATAACGAACAACACCATCCAGCGGGTTACCCGGCAGAGGCTTACAGTGATTCGGGAGTGAATACAGATAACAGCCCGCCAACAGAGCAGTAGTCAGCAGGATGATAGCAATGATGATCAGCGTTAAAGGGTTCCGTGACATACTGCTTTCTCCGTTTCGCGCCGGTTAATCAAACCCTGCCACTGCTTACCACCGGAAAATGTCCAGCGTTTCATTTCGTCACAGGCACCCGCGATATCACCGGCATTGAGTTTCCGCAGCATTGTCGAACGCGAGAACGCACCGGTTCCGGTGTTATATGCAAATGAATAGATGGCCGCCCGGGTATTGTCATCAATCGGCACTTTGATCATCGGGTCAACCGCGCGCCGGACTTTCGTCAGGTCGTCATGCAGCAGCGCCTTACATTCAGCGTCCGTGTACAACTTGCCGGGCTGAATATCACTGCCGGTATGGCCATAACATACGGTGAGCACCCCGGCCACATCACGGTAAGGTTTGTACTCAACACCCTCATACGCGGGGATCAGCACCAGCGCTCCGGCAATCGCCCCGGCGGCACAAGCGGCCATGACTTTTTTAAATAATCGGTTATTCATGATGTTCTCCGGCTTTCAGCTGGAATTCTTTCCGTTTGTAATACCAGTTCACCAGGAACGTCCCGACAGTACAGATGATCCCGGCAACAATAGCCCACTGGTCCAGAGATAAAACGCCAAAAGCAGAGGTTATAAGTCCCCAGGCGTATGCTGTAGGGCTGGAATATTTGTCAGGCATGCGCATATCCACCCCCTGCGGAGTGTTCCGTATGTTGAGTGATAGGGAAATGCCGCAACCGGGTTATATGTTTTAAACAGGTTAAAGTGAGGTGGCTGCGGCATTATTCGGAATCCCACCAGCGGCGGGAAAGCAATAAAAAGAGCACTGTGGTCGAATACGGATTAGGTAATGAGCCTGTCGTATTCCAATGCTCTTGTTGTTGCCGGAAAGAAAAAAGGCCGCCGTAGCGACCGAACCGGGATTTATATGTTGCTTTCGTCTATCTGGCATTCCAGATCAAACAGTTCTGCACGATATGACAAAATCACCTGCGTTATGGCTGATTTTTGCTGTTCGCTAAATGAATCCCACAACTCAAGCAGAGGATGATCGTGGTGTGACCATGTATCGCCGATTTCAGCTTTATAATTACTGTTTTTACACGCGATCAAATCAATATCACCACCATGCCGAGCGCTGTCTGTTATATTGTTTACTGCCGGTAATCGACCAACCACGCATACTGTTTTATTGGTCTTATCCTGAATAACCAATGCATCATTTTCAATTTTCATAAAAAGCCCACGAGGAAAAAATGAATACTGATATTTTTGACCGATTGTTTGATTCTGATAAAACTATAGAGTCCATAGTGACCATATGCCGATCTGAGGCGCCTCTTATTTCGGTACTCACCCTGCATCTGACCTGTGAAAGCTTCCTTGAAGCATTTATATCCGGAAGACTTGATGTGTGTGACTTATTCGCAAATAAGCCAGACAACCCTGATGACGTCAGTTTCAGAATGACATTCGAACATAAAAATAAACTATCTCAGCGCCTTGGAATGCCCAGGGCAGCATATGACGCTTTATTTGAACTGAATCAGATTCGAAATCAATTTGCACACAAATTACTTCACGCTGAGATACCAGCTGATAAAACAGCCAAGATCATTGATTTGGTCAACTCTATTAAGTCAGCGGAAATTGAAATTGAGTTAAGTGAAGAAGGAATAGTGTATCATCCTGATAATCATGACGATTCTTTCACATATAGGATGTCAGACCAAAACACTCCGGTAATGGTTAAATTATGCATAGCATATTTTTCTTTATTCCGAAGGGTTGCCTTGAAATTCGCTGAGTAATGCAAATCACCTGTTTAAACGACAGGCTCTTACCTGGAAATACTTTCTTCTATTGAAACTTTCGAAATGAAGAACGAATAACCTCACTAATTCGATCCTGAAGACTGGCTACTTCCTGTTCGGCAGCCAGTCTTTTCCCAGATCGGCAAGCCGCACACAGCTCTTGTGTTAAGTGATAACGAGGTGATTGATACTGTGGCGGCGTATATGAAAAAAGGCCGCACAGGGCGACCTTTGGTAATTTATATCCATATGATATTACTTACATTTAATATCTTTAAGTCCTTCTAACTGATTGAGGCGCGATGCAACTTTTTTCCGGGCATCGCTTTTTGCCATCCCGTTGCCTATGCCAAAATCACCTAAAAATCCTAGGACAGTTTTTCCATCAAACTCCCCCGTGTTCTCAATTTCAGTTTGAATACCACGTGTTTTAGCAATTTCAACCTTTAGGTCATTACATGTCATGATCCCAGATTCTTCTGCTGTAACCGGAGCCGCTTGCGGGTACTGTTTTGTAGCACATGAAACTAAAAATAATGAAGATACTGCAATAAGAAATACTGATTTTTTCATAATTAGTTAAATTTAATTTTATTTTACAGTATTTTTATTATTGCTAACCATAAGATATAAAACAAGTAATTGAATAAATTATATAAATAAAAATAAACATTAATACACTAAATAAAATTAACGGTGTTTTAATTCAAAAATATAACTTACTGCAACGAATTACATTATGTAATCAACTAATTAAATTTAGGGCATAAAACCCCGCAAATGCGAGGTTTCAGTTTATAAGCAATGTGACACGGGAATCAACGCTATCTCCACCTTAGTCTGCTCAAACCGTTCCGCTTCCATTTCCACTCCCACGACGCGACGGTTATGCTTCAGCGCGGCTTTCAGTGTCGCTCCGGACCCCATAAAGAAATCAGCGACCAAATCGCCTTCGCGGCTGCTGGCTTTTATGATGTGCTCCATCATTGCGGCCGGTTTTTCACAGGGGTGCTTTCCGGGATAATACTGAACCGGCGGGAATGTCCACACATCGGTATAAGGCACATCAACTGATACCGTAAAGTAACGACGTAACAGCGAATACCGATCTGCCAGTTTGTGATATTCACGCCTGAGTGTATGTTGCTCACTGACCAGATCATTATGTTCACGGTATAACGGGTTATTTCGCTGACACTCTGCAGCTGTCCGCTGAAAAAGTGCCTGTAATTTCCGGTAATCTGCTTCATTCGGTAACTGCCACTGACTGTACCCGAACCAGTGTGAAGACATCTGCTTGCCGGTTGCCTGGTCAATTTCTTTTGCCGTGATACCCAATGCATCACGCGCCTGCCGGAAATACTCAATCAGCGGGGTAAACACATTTTTCTTCAGTTCATCCCGCCGCTGGTGGTACTCACTGCCTTTTCCTTTTACCGGTCCCTGATAATGCTCTGCAAACAGGATCCGCTCAGTAGACGGGAAAAAACAACGCAGGCTTTCTTTGTTTTGCCGCCGCCACGGTCCGGAAGGTTTCGCCCATATGATATGGCTGAGAACGCGGAACCTCTCCCGTAACAGCATTTCTGTATCTGAGGCCAGACGTGAACCACAAAACAGGTACAGGCTGCCGTTTGGTTTCAGTACCCGCCAGAACTCTGCCAACATTTCGTCCAGCCAGGAAAGATAAGCAGAAACGTCCGGCCACTGGTTATCCCAGGCACATGTTTTTACCTGAAAATACGGAGGGTCAGTGGCGATTAAATCAATGCAATTGTCCGGGAGGGTTTTGATATAGCTGAGTGAGTCGTCGTTGACTAAATTAATACTGTTTAAATTAACAGTGTTTTTCATAGATCCGGGTAACCTTTTTTGTTAAGCTCCCTTTGCTTTGTGCACACAAGCAGTGGGCCTTGGTTTATCCGTGATCACACAAACGGGTGAATGGCTGGGAAGGTGCTACCAACACCCACCAGCCGCCCATTTCACAGTTTAAAGTCGTCTGAACCGTTCACCGTTGCCGCAGTCTTTCAAAAGACCGGCAAGGCTGAACTGAGTAAGAAGAAGTTGGCAACGCGGCAGGGAAAGCCCTGACAAGGCAGCCGCATCGCTGACAGAGAAAACCCCTTCCGGTAACACCTCAAAAAAACAAGCCGCTGCTGTTGTCATATCTTTATGTTTTAACATGGTATTTTATACCTTTGGTCAGTTATTGTGCATAAATACACATGTAACTCTGACCAAACGTAACAGCAAGTCTTATGTTTATTTCTGGCAATAAAAAACCTCGCATTCGCGAGGTTTATATACAACTATGACAACATATCAAATTACTATTAAATATGGCCTAATTTATCTACTTTTGCAAGTTTTTGCTGTATTTTTGCGCCATATTTCCACTCTGTTATTTCTCATTTTTTGTAATGAGCCACAGTCCAATGTTTTACAAATCAGAAGCAGCTCCTGCCAGTGATTTTTGTAGTTATTATTCCAGTTTTTTGCAGTTACTCCCACCAGCTCAGCCAGTTCAGACTGATAGTAATACCCGTCTTTGTTCAGGGTATAGTCCTGTACGGCCAACCATACCAACGCCCTGAGTCGTTCTTTTACTTTCTTTGACACCCGGCGGCCTTTAATCCGTTCCTGCATTTCGCTCCATACATAGGCGGTGATGGTGGTCTGGTGTGAGAACTTCAGTTCCTTACCATAGCAATACAGCAGCCAGGACTGCTCTGCCTCGTCCAGTTCCATAATTGCCCGCCGCCAGGAGCAGTTCTGATAGTCCACCCGGTCAATGGGCGGCATTGGTAACACCGAATAGTGTGTTGACCAGCAGGATACCGCCTCGGTTTCCCGGCTTACCTTTCTGCCGTTAACGGTAATATCACGGGGCTTTTTACGTGGGTAGCGCGTTGTGTTTCCCAATACAAATCCCTCAAATGCTTCAAGCTGGCCTTTGGTTCTGCTGCTGTGGTCAGTCATTGCGATAGTCGCCATATCCCGCAGGTACTGCAAATCGTGCTCAATCATCGTTTATCTCTCCGCGCTCCGTACAGCGCATTAACCAAAAACGCCGATCCCGTATGACCGGTTCATAAACTTAAATAACAACTCCATCTGACTGCCGTGCTTTGCTTCCCATGCTGCCGGGTCGCGGTGTAATTCGTCGTGGTGAATACGGCACAATGGGATGGTAAAAATGTCGTGTGCTTTTGTACCTGTGCCGCCGGTACCGTGACCGATGATGTGATGCGGGTCGTCCGCCTGCTGGCCGCACACACAACACGGCTGGCTTTTCACCCACTGCAGGTATTTCAGACACTCCCAGCGCTTTAACTTCGGGATCCGCATAAAACTTGCTGGCGGCTCCGGCTCTATCTCAGGAACAACGACCGGTTTTATCTGCTCCACGATGTCCTGAACAATCCGGCTGTGTGAGCGCGGTTGATGGACAATGGAATGCTCTGTCATGGTGCCGGTTATCTCTTCCTCCGGTTTCTGCATCAGAATGTAGGAACTGATAAAGGCCGGAAGATGATCACTGACGCGGCGCATCACCGACCAGGTGAACAAATCGGAAGGATTAAGAAGATGACCGGCCGGCAGCCGCAGATCGGTAAAGATGCTGTGTGCCACCAGTGCCCGCTGGTTACGCAACAGAATTTCGTCCGCCTGCTGCTGGTGGATATCACCCGCCCGCAAGATGTTGTCATGGTGCCAGCATGTCCGGATAAAACCATCTTTGTGGCGGGTCATGGTCAGTTCGTGGTGGTGGTAAGGGTTTTCCGGATCGTTAATCTGGCAATGATTTACTGATGAAACGTAATGACGAAATCCCTGTAAACCACCGGCAGCTTTTACCACGGCGGGATTGTCCAGGAAACGCAGTACCCGCTCATCTGTCAGCAGCGGCTGCGCATCTGCCGGAACGCGGCCGGACGGAATGCCATCCATTGAACGGGGAGCTGCACTCACAACATAACGGGCGCCATTCAGGAAATTGCCAATCTCCGCACCCGGATTAAACATCAGTATCCGGGCGTCTTTCTGGACAAAGCCGGTTAACAGGTAATTCATCAGGCAATTACCCCTTCAACCTGGGATGTACCCCACAGCCCGGCAATCCACTTCACGCCCTTCGGTGTGAACCGCGCCTGTGCGAACGAATGGTTGTTCGTCTGGCTGGTACCGGTTTTGATCTCAAAACGGCCGGCATCAATGTGACACTGGTATGCAGCCCATGAACCATTCAGGCGATACATGATTTTGTTTTCCTGGAGGAACAGGCGGAATTCTGGCTCTTTTATCTTCAGCAATTTGCACACCTGCCGGAATGTCATTGAGCCGGTGGTATCGACATACCGATCGACAAACTCCGCTTTCGGGGCGGCCAGTTCCAGAGCGCGGGATTTTTCTTCAAGTTGTTCATTCAGATCTGCCGCCAGGCGTAAAGCCTCGGTGTAGGACTGCGGAATTTTAGGCTGAAGCTCCTCTTCCAGCTCCTGCCACCGATCGACAATCTTTGCGGTGAACTCCGGGGAAAGTCTGGCCACCAGCACCAGAGAATCACGTTTATTGAAACGGTACTCGGTATAGGTATTACCGTTATGCTCAAAGGGGAACTCATCCAACGGATAGGTTAAAATACCGGCGACGACCAGCCGCTCTGCCGACCGCTTAACATTTGCATGGAGACTCCCGGTTAAACCGGCAATCTCACGGCTCGACATCGTTACCGCCCGATTGTGCATCACAGGCGAAATACTGACACCGTGGGTAATCTGCTGCATATTTATCTCTCCACTCATTAAGCGCAGCCGTATACTGCGCAGCTCTGTTTCATCTCCCGGCGCTTTGCCGCCAGTGCCGTAAATAACCGGTTGTGCATGGAGACAAACCTCCGTTCTGTCATATCCTGATGAGTTCCTGCTGACGTTGCGGTACGGCCAGCCAGCCCTGCGAGCTGGCGCTTTGTCCTTACCTGCTCGCCGTATGCCGCGATTTTTTCCGAAGCTCCGGGCAGCACCGTATAGACTATTTTGATACCGTTCCGCCGCTCGCCCGCACTGATAACCCCTGCGTTATCCAGAATCCTGATAGCTGACTGACTTTTGCTGCACGTCACGCCATATTTATCCATGATGTACCGGGTGGTGATTTCCGCTCCCGGCTCTTCGGTTTCAGCAATGGTTATGTAGAGTGGTATTTTCTTTTTATCTGTCACTATGCCGCCCTCACTTCTGCCAGATACTGATTCCCGATAGCTTCCAGCTCCTGTTTCAGCGCGAAAGAAGGCAACCGGCGCGGGGTGATAAACGGACGCCAGATAAGAAACATTGACCCCTTGCTGTTACCCTTTTTCTCCTCGCCGGTGACGGGATTAACGAAATTGATACGACCGCCGGTAATTACCCGGATTTCATCAACCGTTTTCAGTGCCTCCAGAAACCAGCCAACAGACATATCTTCCGGTACAAGCATTACGACAGGCTGATTCTGCATGCGGGATTGTTCGGCTGCCTTTTCCACCCACGGACGGATATTGCTGTATGGCGGGTTACACCAGATAGCACCATGACTGACCCACTCCGATTTGAGAGCATCATCCTGTTCAGTCAGATACCGGGAACAAAGTGCATTGATATCACTCGCTGCAGCATCCAGATAAAAACCGAACTCCAGATCCAATGCAGTGAAAAGCCACTCCGGTGTTTGCCAACTGTCTTTATACTCCCCGGGAGTATTACTCGTATGAACTGCCATCAGATAACCCCCTTGCGCTGGTAGCGTTTAACTGTGGCGCGGGTCATGAAATACTGCCGCTCGATGTTCTGAAACCGGATATGTTCATCCCATCCACGACTGCGGCAAATGCGGATTACCTTATGGCGGCTGTTCCAGTGGTCTTTCAGGTCATGCAGTACCCACCACCGGCGGATTTGATGCAGGACAGCCAGCACCGGAAGCACACTCACGCCGTAAATCTCTTTGCTTTCTGAGCGCATGTTCATGCTGCCTCCCGTTCTTTTGCGGCCTGCTCTGTGGCCTGTTTCCAGTACCCGCGAAATGCTGCGCGTCCGGCAATTTCATTCATCCGGCCAATATGTGATTTATGCTTGTAAACCAGTTCCTGCACGCGGTTTTCTGGCTTCCAGTTGGAGGATGAGAACATTTTTCTGAAGACTTCATCGCACTCGGTGGTGTCGATGTTCTTTGAGTCCGCAGCGCGTTTAAATCCTTCAGCCTGTCTCAGCCAGTAATTAAACCCAGCGTTCCAGTCAGCGTATTGGGTGCCCTTGCTGGCGTGGTAGTCCCTGAATTTGCCAAACTCATCCTGAACATCCAATCCGGCAGTTTTTGCCCGTTCAGTGTGTTCCGGTGATGGGGCGAAGTTTTCCGGCATCACGGTTTTGCTTTTCGCTTTTCCGCGAACAGGATTAATATTTTTATTATCTGGATCTATGATTGGATCATTACTGATTCTGGGTGCAGCTCCTGCACCACTATCGGAACCAGTTGCACCACCTGGTGAATCTCCTGCACCAGTCCCGGAACCATTTGCACCACTCACCCCCGCAGGATTTGCACCATATGGTGCAGGAGATTCACCACTCACAACGGCGGTATTCAGACGCAGATGATAGATGTTTGACTGGTTCAGACCGTTGGCCGATTTCCGGGATTCGATACGAACCAGCCCCATTTCCACCAGAGCGTTAATGTGGTTCTGTACTGAGCGCTCTGACATTTCGCACTGCTCAGCAATGTACGGCACGGACGGCCACGACTCGCCCTGGTCGTTGGCGTTATCAGCCAGCTTTACCAGTACCAGTTTGCGTAGCGCATTGCCGGTTTTTATCTGCAAAGCCCGCGCAGTTAAAATCATACTCATGGTTTCACCTCATCCACGCGTGTATACCGCTCCTGAAAGGTTTTCAGAGGTTCAAAACACGGATGCTCATAGCCGTCACGCATGAAAATCACCCGGCTGTTTTGCCGGTCAAACCGGACAACATGAACTTTCCGCCCGCGGCTGTCGGTGTAATACCGATCCAGATTGTCAGCTGTTTCTTTCATGCCGCGGCTCCTGCTGTCTTACCCAGACGGTTAAAATCACCTACCGCCCACTTCACAAACTGGTAGTTTGTTTCTGAGAAACCTTCCGGTACTCTTACCGTATAAACAAATGCGGCAGGGTCTTTACCACCCTTTACAGGAGCAACACGGAGTTGCGCAAAGCCTGCCAAATGAGTTAATCTGCTCATGCGTTTATCTCTTCACACAAATTGATATGGCGCGACCGAGGCCACCGGCCGTATACCGGTGGTCTCACTTTTCATCCGGAACCCCGAATACAGCGTCAAGACTCCCGACAAATCCCAAAAAGTAAGAAAATACTTTCCCTGATTTTTTATAAATTCCCCTGACCTCATCACGGGTTAACTTCCCGTCTTCCAGGCTTTTCTTAATATGTAATTCCAGCTCTGCCTGTGCCGCCGCAAGGGTCATGCGGATATCAAACAGCTCAACCTGATCAATGTTGTCAGGGTCTATGTCCTGCATCGGAGTAATACCGTGCCGATCCATGTGGTACTCGACCAGGTGACGGGTTTTGGTCAGATCTTCCATTGCTTCCAGCTCGTCATTGTCGAAAAACCGGCAGCCGTTCTTCTCGTACAGGTTGTTGTTGAATGTCGTCAGTGACATCCCCAGCGCCCCGGCCAGTGCTTCCCGTCCACCCGGCATGGCGCAGCACATCTTTTTTACGACTTCTTTCAGTGATTCATTCTTCATTGCCTACTCGCTTTCAGGTTGAGTTGTAGTTAACGGATGACGATCCGTATGGCAGAATTAATCCGCGTACAAGTCAGGTCGAAGTTCGCATCTCGCAACACCTGACGCCTTTTCCACAAAAACAACTTTGGACGCAGGTGTTTGTTTTTCCCTGTTAATCCAATTCCATATTTGTTGCTGTTTAATATTTTTCCCTGACATTTCTGATAGTTGGCGAGCCAATTCAGTTTGCCCACCAGCAGCTATAACCGCTTTCTTAAGCGCGGCTACAGGTCTTGCATCTGGTTTCGCCATAAGTAACACCATTAAGTAGTTAATAACAACCTTAATATACACAACAAGCCATCAATTAACAACCTTTCGGTGTTGGATGGTTAAAACAAAAAGTTGTAATCTTAAAGGGGGTAAATAAGGGAGTTGTGATGAGCATTGCAAAACGACTCGCAGAAGCGAGGATTAAAGCAGGGTTAAGCCAGCAAGAATTGGCCGACATAGTTGGTGTATCGCAGCAATCTATCGGAAAGATTGAGGCGGGAAAAACTTCGTCACCAAGAAAAATAGCTGATATGGCCAGAGCGTTGAATGTATCCGTACACTGGTTACAATTTGGTGCTCAGGATGAAAACGCTAAAATTGTAGATCTGGCAATTAAAGATTGGGATGATGTTCCTGATGACCCATATGAATTTGTGAGTATTCCTATTTTGGATATAGATTTATCCGCCGGCTGCGGCGCCAATGCTGAAATTATAGAAACAGAGATAGGAACATACCCATTCCGCAGAGAAGAGCTAAATCGTTACGGAGTTAACGCTGAGAATGCTCGCCTAGTAAAAATAATAGGTAACAGCCTCTACCCAGTATTAAACAGCGGGGATATGGTTGCAGTTGATATCACAAATAAAAGGATAAAAGACGGCGACCTCTATGCCATCAGAGATGGGGTATTGCTTCGTGTTAAAATATTGGTTGGTTTGCCAGATGGCGGACTCATTGTCCGTAGCTTTAATTCAGAAGAATACCCTGATGAAGTGCTTAATTATGACCACACCAGGGCAAGAATACACGTTATAGGTAGGGTTTTTTGGTCATCAAGACGCTGGTAGTACGGTCATCAACTGATCTTCGGTGATAATTTTTATATCTGATATTCCGCTTGTCTTCCACTCCAGCGTTTGTTCTATTTTTCGCCCAAAGCTGGAGTAAACCCAATCACGGGATGATAAAGTGCCTACAACAAGAAAATTTGTTCTTTGCCTGACAGATTTATCAATTACACCACCATGTTTTTTTATTTTTTCTGCAATATCGGCGCGCTTTCCTGATAAAAATTTTCCTGTTAAACAGAATGTTGAAGAATTTATCATTGATGGTTCGATGTGATCAGTTGGCAGTTTTGTGGTCATACCATCAACGACCCCAAGCTCAACATCACAACCAGTGAAAGCTACTAATTCATTATACAAAAACTCACTTTCATCTTTGGTTATTACGCCATCGGCCAAAACCTTAGTGACACATTCATACAGGTGTTTTCCTGGGTAATTATTTTTCAACGCCCCGTTAACGGTGAGCCACCAATTAAGATACCTCACCTCATGTTCCGATAACTTCCGGTCTGCTATAAGCCCCTTGCATAGGCCAATTAGGAGGTTAATATCTGACTCTTTTGAATACAGATCTAAACTTGGAAGATCCATCAAGTTTTTCTGTATACTCGCAAGCTCCTCTTTAAGCTCTGAGCGCTCATCCTCTGTAATAATACCGTCTTCAAGTATCCTATTGATTCGCATAACTAATAACTTAACAATATCATTGTCAGCTATTGCATCAGCTTCTAGCAACCAAGTACTTAAATACAGAATTTCATCATCTTGAAGTACACCATCCGACAATATCCCGTCAATAATGCTGATTAAGTTAGCAAATAATTTATCTCTGTTTTTCTTGTAATTATAAGAAACCTTTAGATTTTCCATGGATCCTCCATCTTTTTTTATATCCTTTACCTTCAGTCAAAATAAATCAAACCACAAAAAGTTGTTGACAACACAACCACAACAACCTACATTACAACTTAACGGTGTTAGTGATATTTTTAAAAGTTGTGAATACCACGAGGATAACCAAATGCAAACCGAACCAATCATCACCACAAACAACATGTCAGTAGACGATGTTGCCGCGTGGATCACCGAAAAAGCCCAGGCTTTTCACAAACTACAATCACTCCGTACCGAACGCGAAAGAGCAATCCGCGATCACGAACGTGCTCTGGACCGCTTTGATGAAGACATTGCCAAGTGGGAAGACCGCTGTGCTTTAACAGTACAACCGCAGTAACGGCTGCGTATCTGAATAACTGTGTGAAGAGTAAACGACCCCATAACAATAACGATGCAGCATCATTAGCGGCCGTGCATACCACGGTGCAGTCCACCAGCCGGCCGCCATTTTTTTACAAACATAAGTCCACCGGCGTAAATCGTCCTGCCGGATAGATACCTTGCCTGACCGCTGGTGGACTTATCTTTGTGTGAAGAGACAACGAAAGGAAAAACGCAATGAGCGAGAATAACCGCATGACCAGTGTACCGGACTTTCTCTCTGAGTTAGACGCCGGTGTGTTTGAAAGCAAACTTTCTGCCGCACTGAATGAAGTCGCTTTTGGTACCAATAAGAACGGCGGTACAGGTGAAGTACATGTGATTTTTAAATTCACTCAGTCAGATGAAGACCGTGTGAAAATATCTCACAAACTGAAAATGGTTACCCCGACCAAGCGCGGTAAAAAATCGGAAGAGGATACAACCGAAACACCGATGTGGGTCGGTAAAGGTGGGAAACTCACTATTCTGCCGGAAGACCAGGGGCAGTTATTTGGTATTGACGGCAGTATCGACGGGAAATTAAAAGCCGTTAATTAATTTCCACTTTTTAAATAAATCATTCCATTCACTTTTTATGTTTTTAATTAAACAGGAGTCTTTTTATGTCTAATTTAGACGGAACTGCTATTTCTCAGATTCAGAATATGGCTGTTGCTGCATTAAGTCTGGATACTGTAGAAAAATCCCTCTGCCCTGCGGTGGTATTACCGGGTGATTTCAATGTTAAAAGCCTGGAGCACTTGCAGGAAGGTCGCTACCGCTTCCGTGGCGCGATGGATACAACCAGTATCACTGACTTTGTGAAGTATTCCCTGCAACACGGTGTTGAGGAAGGTGTCAGCTGCTTTATTGATGCTGATGAGATGAATGCAAAAACCATCTTCAATATCGGCACCATCGGTGAGCCGGGGCATGCTGATAACACAGCCATGGTATCACTGAAAAAGACCGCGCCGTTCGCTTCTCTGCTTAACGTGAACGGTCGCAAGTCCGGTCAGAAAGAACTGGCGGAATGGTTGGAAGACTGGCGCGATAACCTGATGGCGTTTGATGCAGAAGGTAATGTTATCGATATTAAGCAGGCAATTAATGCTGTGCGCAAAATCACCATCGAAGCAAGCCGTTCCGCAGATCATGAAGACAGTGATTTCGGCGCTAAGCGCTCAGTAATGGAAAGCGTGGAAGCAAAAAGCCGTGACATTATGCCTGCAGTATTCCAGTTTACCTGCACACCATACGATGAACTGTCTGAACGTACTATCAAACTGCGTTACAGCGTTCTGACCGGTGGTGAAGTGCCTGTGCTGGTACTGCGTATTGTTCAGCTGGAAAAACTGGAAGAACAAATCGCTCAGGAATTCCGTGATCTGCTGGCTGATAAATTCGAAGAAACTGAAATCCAGACCTATATCGGTAAATTCAAAGCATAATTATTTTATGCCGCTTTAACCGGCGGCATTTTTATTTTCCGACACCAGGGAATTAATTACTTATAAAAAGTAACGGCTTTTTATTATCTAAATTGTGTGGAGAGATAAATGTCATATATAGCAACCAGTACCGGAAAATATATTGATTTCGTCAATATCACTCCGGATCAGATCTGTATCGAAGATATCGCACGCGGGCTGTCGAATGAATGCCGGTTTGCCGGGCAACTGGAAAGTTTCTATTCCGTGGCTCAGCACTCTGTATATGTCAGCCAGATTGTGCCGCCGGAATACGCTCTGGAAGCCCTGCTGCACGATGCCGCCGAGGCGTATATCAAAGATATCCCCTCACCGCTGAAAGCCATGCTGCCGGACTACAAGGCCGTGGAAAAACGCATTGAAGCGGTTATCCGTGAGAAGTTCGGCCTGCCGCCGATAATGACCGTTGATGTTCACTATGCCGATCTGGTCATGTTGGCGACCGAAAAGCGGGACTTTGAAATAGACCCCGGCGGCCACTGGCCGATGCTGGATTCAGCTCCGCCACATGATGACATCATCATCCAGCCACTGACACCACCGCAGGCATATCACCAGTTTATGGCGCGGTTTGAAATGCTGATTTCTGGTAAACAACAAAAAACTATTTCATACATAAAACCAGAACGCGCTCCTGATGGTTACTGGGTGCATCCGGATGTTCCCTGCCTGGAATCCAATCAGGAAGTAGAGCAGTGGTGCGATGAAAATAACCTTGAATGCCGGGCAGTGTATTGCCGTGACGACATTGATAACTTCCACCCAGTGTGGTTCAGCTACTTTGAAGAAGGTGATACCAATGTTTCAGCGTGGGAACCAACAAAACCCGATGGTGATGGTTGGTTTATCGCCTGGATAGCAGACAATGAAGACGGCCCGATCTGTATGTGGGTCAGACCTAAAAACCTCTAATCGTATACGGCGATGTGTGGAGAGAAGATTATGAATACTGTATTTCTGTTAATGGCGGAGTTTGAAACATCTCAGATTCCGCTGGCAGTAGTTGCAAAGAAATTTCTGAATATGACCGAGTCATACGCAGATAAAAAAGCAAATTTAGGTGAGCTGCCATTTCCGGTTTACCGGGACACCACCAGCCAGAAATCGATCCGGATGGTACACATTAGCGACCTGGCAGAATGGATTGAATCAGAGAGAGCCAAAGCCAGAAAAGAATTCACACACCTGAATACGCAGTAATAAACCAGAATAAATCCGGGGTGCCAGGACACCAATAGCACCCCACAAAACCCTATCTTATTGATATTTATGAACAGTAAATCCCATCCAGCATCGGTGCCACGGAGAAACGGTTAAGGTTCTTATAGCCGCCAGTGGTGCGTAACTGCTGGTTTTCAGTGGTTTTTTCTGTTGGTGTGTTTTGGTGCAT